TTTCATTTTAATATAAATCTATTTAATAGTTATTAAAATTGATTATTTTATAGGTTTTTTATAATATTACAAGATTAGCAACATGACAGAACATGATTTTGCTGTTCCAAACTGGTTTGGTGTGGATGGAAAAATCATGTACGACTTTTATAGAAAAATCGACGGACGAATCTTACCAGAAATATGTCCCTGGGATCTAACAAGGAAGAGTAAACCTTTTTCTATGTTTAAAATTAGAGTACCTAAAAACCATTCTAATAAAAACTTTTTCTATCCAAATAAACCAAAAGGTACGGTAGTTTTTGTAAAAAAAGAACAAGAAGAACTTGTAATTTATTTTGCTTTTTTTGTTAAAGAAATAGATAAAAAAACTCTAAATGATATTCTTGACTATACAAAGACAATAATTATGGTTAAATCTTCTCAATGTCAAGATTTGAGACATAAACTAAAAAGAATTCCTCCCCAATCTAGAGAACGAAGTCCTACTCAACATTTTCGTTATTTTGATAAAAATAGTTCTCGACCGTCTAGAGAACGAAGTCCTCAACAAAGTCGTTATTATGGTGAAAATAGTTCTCGACCGTCTAGAGAACGAAGTCCTCAACAAAGTCGTTATTATGGTGAAAATAGTTCTCGACCGTCTAGAGAACGAAGTCCTCAACAAAGTCGTCGTTATTATGGTGAAAATAGTCCTCAACGACCTCGAGTAAGAAGTCAAAAAAGATCTCGAGAACGGAGTCCTCAACACTCACAAAAACGACAACGAGAACGGAGTCCTCAACACTCTAAAAATTACAGATCTGGATGGTATATAGATCGTAACCCTAAACCATTAGATGAACGTGATAAACTAATACACAAATTGTATTCAAAACTTTATCATCAGCGTGATGAGTGATAATATAAAAATATAAAAACATAAATAATTATAATTTTAAAATTGAATAAATTTTAAAATATAAAATTAAAATATGGCTTCGAAATTATTAAAAAAAAAAGATAATTCATTAAATTTAAAAAAAAAAGATATATTTATTTATAATAATGAAAGTAAAAAATTATTTATGGATAGGGAAGAAAAAAGAAACACAATTAGAAATAGTATAAATATGTTTGATAACTTAGAACATGTAGAATTAGATCATATCATATATAAATCTGCTAGTAAAGAAACTATGATAGAAGGTTCTGTAGTTAAAATAACAGAAAGATTAAAAAAAAGAGGAAATTTAGTATCTAATGATTCTGGTACTGTTAAAGATCCAAGATTTGGTACATTAGAAAAAAATGTTAGATGTAGCACATGTAATATGGATATAAATTATTGTCAAGGTCATAATGGTCATTTAACTACTGATTTTAATATGTTTCACCCTTTTTACAGAAGTATATCTTTTAGGGTATTGCAATGTATTTGCAAAAACTGTTCAAGTTTAATAGTTAGCGAAGAAGAAATTAAAAGAGCTAATATTTTAGAAAAATCTGGTTACAAAAGATTATTAGAAGTTGAGGAATTGAGTAAAAAAAAGAAAAAATGTAGGATGCCTTCTTGTAGAGAAGAATTAGAAAAAAAACTTGAATTTTTTAAAAACGATGGAAATAATAAGATGGTAGAAATTTATGAAAAAAGATTGAATTGTCCTGGAGGTTTTAATTATGAATATAAATCAGCACAAGCAATTGATAAAGATAATACACCCATAGCCATGGAAGCTAGAACTCATGATAAAAAACCTGTGTTTTTAACTCCAGATTATGTTAAAAAATTATTTGAAAATATAACTGATCAAGAATTATCTTTATTAGGTTTTTCACAAGGAAGTCATCCTTTAAATTTTATAACTAAAGTTATACCAATAATTCCTCTTTCTGCTAGACCCCATGTAATTAGAGATAATATAGTTAAAGAAGATTATTTGACAGAGGCTTATAAAGAAATTTTTGAAAATACTCAAAAATTGGATATAGAAGTTTTAGACAGAAATGAAATAGAAAAAAAAATTTTATTTTGTTATGCACATTTAATTGATAATTCAGATCAATCTTATAAGATGTCACCAGCAGATATTTTTAAAGCAATCAAAGATAGGTTAAATGGTAAAACTGGATTAATTAGAAGTAATTTACTTGGTAAAAGAACAAATTATTCTGGTCGTACTGTTTTAGGTCCAAATAATACACTAAGTTTCGGTCAGTTAGCTCCGCCAAAAGATATTAGACAAATATTAACTTTTAAAGAAGTTGTTACAGTATATAACAAAGAATTTTTAGAAGATTTAGCTGAAAAAGGAATGATAGTAAATATTATTAGAAATAAAGTTTTAAGATACGGTTATCATAAAACACGTAATAATAAAATAAATATTGGCGATGAAGTAGAAAGATTTTCTCAAGACAAAGATATTATTGTTTTTAATAGACAACCTACTTTACATAAATGGTCTATGTTAGGTTATGAGTGTAAATTTCAAGACAAATTAAGTGTAGGTGTACATCTGTCTTCAGTTAGCGGTCACAATGCTGATTTTGATGGTGATGAAGGTAATATGCATTTACCAAAAACTGTGGAAGCTCAAATCGAAGCACGATTTTTAATGAATACAAAAAATTGTATTATGAATAGTAATTCTTCAAGACCAGTAGCAAGTTTAATATTAAATAGTTGTACAGGTGGTTATATTTTAACACAACAAGAAACTATTTCAGAAAAATTATTTTATGAAGGTTTAAGTGTTTTAAAAAATCCTTTAAAGTCTATAGAGGATGTTTTTAAAAAAACTAGTAAAGAAAATTTATTTTCTGGAAAAAATTTAAGTTCTATTTTATTTCCGGATGATTTTTGTTATAAAAAAAACGATTTATTAATAGTTAACGGTGTAATAATAAAAGGATTACTTTCGTCTAGTAGTTTAGGATCTTCTCATAACAGTATTATACAATCTCTTTATAAATGGTATGGTAACGAAGTTACTTCTAATTTTATCACTAATGCTACATTTTTATTTAATTGGTATATAAAACTTTATGGAATAAGTGTCTCTTCTAGTGATTGTGAAATGAGTTCAAATATTAAAATTATTAAAGAACCTATTATAGAGAAAATAAATCAAGATATTAAAAATAAAAAAGATGAAAACGAGATAAAAGTTATTATTGATAACGGTATTGAATTAATTAAGAAAGAGTTTGAAAAATCTTTTAATTCTAGTAATAATTTTTATGTTATGATGAAATCTGGAGCTAAAGGTAAAATAGAAGACTTATCAAAGATTATCAATGTTGTTGGTCAACAGTATGTTAATAATCAAAGACCACAACTAAAAACAAGTAGTAATAAAAGATGGTTATCAACATTTAATGTTAATGATAAATCTATTAATTCTAGAGGATTTGCTTATAATTGTTGGTATGATGGTTTAAATCCTGATGAATTATTTGCTGCTGCACAAGCTTCAAGAATTAATTTAATTGATACAGCAGTTAGAACTGCTGATGTCGGTTTTTTACAAAGAAAAATGACAAAAGCTTTGGAAGATTTATACATAAATTACGACGGTACTATTAGAAATCAAAAAAATATTATTTATAGTTTTAGTTATGGCCCTGGATTTAATAATTCTGATATGGTTTTTAGTACAGACAAAATAGGAAATAAAATATTAAGCTTTATTGATTTGAAAGAAACATGTTTTAAAATCAATCAAAAATATGGTATTACTGAAAATTATGAAAAAAGTATAAAATATTTATTTGAAGATTTTAATGAAGAAGAAGATGAAGAAGAAGATGATAATTTTGATAATAATTTACATATTAATGAAGAAGATATTGAAATGTATATGAATGAAAGTTAATATCCTCCGTATCCACCACTATCTTGTGATCCGGATCCAGTTCCAGTTCCGGAACCGGATCCAAATCCAGTTCCAGTTGTGGTACCGGTTTCTGTTCCGGTACCGGTACCAGTCCGTTGATTTGTTGAACTGTTAACATATACATTTTCAAATTCTATCAAAGGTTTATTTAAATTATTATAACCTGATCCTGGATCTACTATGTTAATACTAGTAATTCTTTTATCACACATTCCGTCTATTTTTAATTGAGCAGGTGTCACAACTGTATCTCCTAATTGGGATACTGATAATCTTAAAGCACTTGAAGTTCTTTTAATTATATATATTATGGTATTTTTTTCACATAAAAATGAATTACCTCCTTGTAATAAAATACTTGAATTATTTATATTAATACTATTTACACTATATAAGTTATCTACACTTATATACACTTCTTGATTATTATATAAATATAATTTACCGTATTGATACTGTATACTATTGTCATCATAGTGATATATAGAATCAGGTAAAGTATTAGAAATATATTTTTTAAGAGGATCCTGATCAGGATCAGGATCCTGATCTATATCCACAATACTATTATCTTTTTTATATTTAAATGTAAAAGTAGAATTATTGCTAGGGATATATATACTATCACCTTCTTCTATATCATCTGTAGATGTCAGTTCTAAATTTGAAGAATCGCTAAAATTTCTTACTTTAAATTTTTTTACATAATAATATTCGGAATCATCAAAATCATATTCATAACTTAATTTACTACAAAATTGTATTTGGGCAATAATTAATTTTTCATTAAAACTACTAACATAACAATGTAAACTTGGAGAACACATAATACATTCTTGGGTAAAAGTGTTGATATTCCATACTGGATAATATAAACTCAAATTTTCATTTATTGTTCTAATACAAGTACCTGATATATTATTTTCATATGTTTGGGGAAAATTATTTGAGGTTTGTGTATCATTGCTATATGGAAAAAAAGTTGTTCTAGGACTATAAATATCACCATTATATGAATTTGATACATTGTTATATAAACTATTTGTATTATAAACTCTTAAATCATCAATTATACCGTCTTTACTAATTTTAGATTTAGTGTTATAATTTATTCCGTTAAAACCAAATTGTTTATATACAGTAATATTTTGGTTAGTAGGTTGAATAGTTGTTCCTGTATTAACGTATCTAAACTCTGTTGTTGAAAAAGTATTTTCTAAATTCATAACTTTTAAATTTCCAGAATCATTATAAAAATATCCTAAAATATTATTACTATCTAAATATAAATCACCAGGAGATATGGTAAAATCACCAGGATTTTTTATATCATTTGATGAAATCATAAATGAATTTGTTACTCCAGCATCATCATAAAAAGGAAAAAAATTATTTTTACTATTACTCGCACTAGAACCAAACTCGTTTAAAATACCACAACCATTACCTAATACACAAGAAGTTGTGAAATATTCTGGTGCTTTTAAGTATCCAGATTGTTCTTCATATTTTAAAGTATTAAACTTATTTGTTGAATTTTTTATATATTTGCAAAAATTTCTAGAATTTTCTGTATCATAAATACTTGTACTATCACCTAGTACTTTATCTACGTTATAACTTAAAGCTCCTATTTCACATATTTGTGAATTATTTTGTAAACAATTTATCATATTTTTATAATTATTTTCTGTAGATGTGGTCACACAACCTTCTACATAATTATTAGATAAATAAATATTATCAATAGTTGTAGAATCTGTAATATTTTTACTACCTATACTAATCCATATTGAATTACTAGAATAATTAAAATCTGGTCTTAAAGAAGACGCTGTCCTTTCAACACATTTAGATTTACAATGATAATCATCAAATCCATGATAAGGATAATATATTTCAGTTCCTGCTAATTTAGTTCCACAAAAACATGTAGAACCAATTGTACCAATTCCTAAAACTTCTAACAAAACATACGTTCCATTATTATTATAAAAAATAGTTGAGTTTTCAAAATTATTAATTTCTAAATTTAAAGGTTCTAAATCTATAACTAACAATGTTATTTGGTTAGGTATATTAATAGAGCTATAATTATCAGGAATACTTGTGTTATTAACAGGTGACCTTTTAGGTCTTTTTAAATCATAAGAATCTTTTTTAGTAAATTGATATAAAACATTTATAGCTCCTGATAAAGTATTTACAAATAAATCATAATTATAATTACAATTTGTTTTATCTCCTAGATCATTTATAAAATTACACCCGTTCTTTATTTTATTTGTATAACTTGGATTTATTTTACATATTTTTTTGTTAGGATCGTCTATTTCAATAGCGGAATAACCATAGTTATTATCTGGATTAGAAATAGTACTTATAAAATATCCTTTTAACTCATCTGAATTAGAAAAAGGATTACCATTATTTACATTAAAACTAGAAGCTACATTACGAGAACAATATATATTTTGTGAACAAGTACATATTACACCTTTTTCACATTGACCTGTAGGTCCAGCTGAACCATCCATTTTAATAGCATAAGGTAACCTAGACGAATCACAACTATACATATTTGTACAAGCTTCTGTACTAGGATCAAAATTTATTTGAGTATTTGCAGAATTTGGACACCTTTTAATACCATTACTTAAATTTATAGCACATTGACCTACTTTACATTGTAACATACTTTTATCAGCAGATCCTAAACCAGAATAACTATTTGGATCACTTCCCATTACGCCTGGATTACTATTTTTAGTTCCACCGCCTATGTTTTTATCAGGATTAAATTTTATAACATTTCCTGTAAAATTTAATTTTGCTTTTGTGTTATAAAATGAATATAAAAAAAATAAAATACCTAATAAAAATATAAAAACAATCCCTAAAGTTAAAAATGTTAATTGAGTATTTGTTATATTTTTAATTTCTTTGATTATATATTTTTCTGGAATATTCATTTTAATAATTTTTTTTTTAATAAAATGACAGATACAATTCCGAAATCAGAAGCGATTATTCAAATTGTTGGAGGTATATCTTGTATTTTGCTTTCCTTATTGTATAATTTATTATACTTTTTTTATATAAGACATATGTCATATTCATATAATATTGTTGGAAATGAATCTTTAATACCAAAATTTTATTTTGGTTTATTACGTGTAAATTCATGTACTATACCTATTAAAGAAACTGAAACTACAGAATCTTCTGGTGATACTCAAGGAGTAACAAAAGCAGCACCTATCAGTGAAACAATTAAAGCCACTACTTATGGTAAATGTAACCAATTAACCCAAGAAGAAGTAGAAAATTATAGAATTCACGGCGGTGGAGAAGTTTTAGGAATTGCTAGAGGACAAAATGTTGATTTAAAAACAATTACAAAAACTTTTACTTTACATCCAACAAATACAAACTATAATTTTACTTTTGTTTTACCAATGTTAAGTATTTTGGTTCTAATTTTATCCTGGCTAGTTTTAGGATCAGGTATACTTTTGCTTTATTCAGCCCTTTCCCATCACTTTAACTAAATTTTATAAATATTTAAATATTTATAAAACTAAATTTATCATATATTATAATACATTTAAGATAAATTTGAGATCGCATCTTCTACATCTTTATCAATATTTTTAGAATTAGTTGATAAATTTTTTAAACTTTCACCAAGTTTTACTAAATCTTCTGTTCCAATTATATAATCAAAAACTAAAACATACCTATCAGATACATTTTTAATTTTTCTTAGTTGTCTAAAACCTTTTTTTGAAGGTGTTGTATAACTTTTAGAATTTGTAAAAATATAATTTAACATACCTCCAACCATTTGTGGAGATTTATAAGCAGTCCATGAATTTAATGATACAACTTCACTTTGTAAACTACCAAAAGAAATTTCAGGAAACTCATTTATTGTAGAAACTAAAACTCTATGTAATACATTCTCATTTCTATCTTTTATAAACATATTTTTTTCATCTGTTGACGGAGGATAATATAAACAAATAGTAGACTTAGTTTTATCACCTATATTAAAATATTTTCTTAATTCTTTATCTATTTGTGATAAAACTTTAGGTCTAACCTCCTTAAACCATGCCCTTTTACCATTGCTATAAACACTCGAATTAGGTTCTTTGTCAATATTTTCTTCTACACTTTCTACTAATTCTTTTGTAGAATAACCTAAACTATATGTTTCCATTTTGTTCTTCAAAGAAATACCTTTTTTAAAACTCATTTTATTAAATTTATTCTTTAATCAATTATAAATTGATTAAAAGAATTTATAATTTAATAAAATGAAAGTATTAGTATTTGGTGGAGGTCCTACAGGTTTAAGTATTTCAGATAAACTATTACAATTAGGGTACGAAGTTGAACTACATGAAAAATCAGATCAGTTAGGAGGATGTTGGAAAGTTACTTGGCAAGGTGATTACTTTTCAGAACATGCACCCAGAGTCATTACTACCGATTATCACAATTTTTATAAACTTATTGATAAATATAAATTAGAAACTTCTGATGTTTACGGAGGAGTTATATATTCTAAATATTATTTAGGTAAATTTATTTATAAAAATTTATCTTTTACAGATCTTACAAAATTTTTTTCTTATATGTATATTTATAATAACAACAACGACAACAGAACTGTAGAAAAATGGATGAAAGATGTTAATATATCAAAAAAAGGAAGAAATGGTATAACAAAATTGTCTTTAGATGTAGCTACCCATCCCAAATATTTATCTTTTAGAGTTTTTATGAGATCATTAAAAGAAGGTTCAACAGACCTCATAAAGTTTGTTAATTTAAAAAGTGGTGATTTATGGGTTCATAAATATAAAAAAGATTTAGAAAAAAAAGGTTTGAAAATATTTACCAATAGTAAATTAAAAAGTTTAAAAATTAAAGAAAATAATATAGTATCAGCTGTTATAGAAAATGATAAATCATTTCCTAATAATAATGAATTAAAAGCAGATCATTTTGTATTATCTATGCCACTTTATGCTTTAAGGAAAGTTTTAAAAAGTAGTCATAGTCCAAAAATTAAAAATAATTGGATGGAATGGTCAAAATTTGAAAAATATGTTAAATTTTCTACTTATTCAGGAATAGGTTTTGTTTTGCATTTTAAAGAAGAACAACAATTTCCACCAGATTGGTGTGGAACATGTATGGGAGATTGGAGTATTATTATGATACATACTTCAAAACATTTAAAAAAATTTAGTAAAGATAGAAAAATAAAAGATGTTTATAGTTGTGTTATAGTTGATACAGAAACAAAAAGTAAAATTATAAAAAAATCTGCTGATGAATGTGAAACAAAAGATGAAATAATGACCGAATCTTTACGACAACTTTCTGAACTTTCAGGATATACTTTGGAACCTGATGTTATAACTTTTAATAAAAGTCTTAAAAGATACAAAAATCATTGGTATGTCTCCGATACAGCTTTTGCAATTACTCCAAAAGGTACTTTGAAACAAAAAGGTAAAATAGATAATCTGTTTAGTGTAGGTCCTCACAATCTTGACAAAATTGCTATCCTTGAAAATGCCTTTATTAGTTCAAATTTACTAATTGAAGATCATTTTTAAAATTGATTTTTTTTTGCTAATTTTTAACAGCAATCAACATGAACGATTCACTGTGCATTGTTCTCGATGTTTACATGAAGTCGTTTAGGGTTAATTTATTTAATAAATAAGATAAAACCAATTAAAATTTAAAATTTATAATAATTTTATTATAAATTAATTAAATAATTTCATAAAACATCCTTTAATACTGATCAAATCATCAACTATTTCTATTAATTCTTCGTTATCAAATTGATTAATTTCAACAAATAAATCTTCACTTATTACTTTCATATCATATAATTTTTCACTTACCATTGGTAAATAATGAAGAACTTGAGAACAATTTAATTTCTTTTTACTTAATTTTTTTCCTATATCAATTGTTAATAAAATTAATTTTAAACTTGATTTAATATGTTTGTTATCTAATTTTTTTTTTAATATTATTTTGGAAATTTTTTCTTTAATATCTGTCATTTTTATATTTATTAAAAATATTATTAAAATTAATTTAATAATATTTTTTTATTCACCAACAGCTACCCAAAGATCTTGAACTGGACTGTATGCTACATCATAACCATTACCAGTACCAAAAGGTGTACCGTTTGCTGCTGTCCAATCTTTTCCATTTTTTGAGTAATAAATAT